TTGACCCGGCCAAGCCCCTACCAGTCCCAGCTCGCGAAGCTATGAGCAACGAGCAGCATGCCACGCTCGCCCTCATCACGCCGGAGGCGCAGGCCGTCCGCTGGCGGGACAACGGCGTGGCCCCCACCGCTTCTGTCGGGATGCCCCTTGCCGCCGGGGTCACGCTACAGTACGATGGCGACCTGACACGGATTCAGTTCATCGAGCAGACGGCGAGCGCCAAGCTCAACATCAGCTACTACGCCTAGAGGCCCACGCCATGCCCGCAGTCACACACGACGCCGGACCATCAGGGCCTATAGACTACGTGGATTATTTCACGCGGCAGCTTCCGCTCGACATGGCCCGCATGGCGGCGCTGCGCGACGAACTGGAGCTGCGGCAGGGCGCCATGAGCGCCGTGCAGGCGTCGCTGGCTGACCGCGAAGTCGCCAAACGCGAACTCTACGCCGCGCACGAGAAAACGGCGTCCATGTCGAAGGTGCTGGAAGCCCGCGACGCGGCGCTGGCCGATCGCGAGGCCAAAGTGACCGCGCAAGCTGCGGAACTTGACCGCAAGCAAAAATCGTTCGATGAGTATGTCGGCACAACTACACAAGCTCTCCAGGCGCGCGAAGGTCAGTGCGCCAAAGCCGACGCGAACTTACGCTCCCGAGAGGCCGAATTGGCGGAAGGCAAGGCCAAGCTGGCTTCCGAGCGCAAGACGCTCGACCAACATCTTGCGGTCTTCCAGCAGAAGGTCGCGCTTCTATCTTCCTAATTCCCTACGGGTGGGGCTCACCCGGTTTCCGAGAGGAAAGACCTAAATGGCTGATGAAGCCCCAGTAGTCCTAGCGGACACACCCGCGCCAGATCCGACCGTCACGGCGACACCGGACCCTGTAGTTACCCCGCCGGAAGGACAAGACCCGGAGCCCGCCAAGACCTTCACACAGGAGGAACTGGACGCGGCGATCGGCAAGCGCCTTGCAAGGGAACAGCGGAAATGGGAACGAGAGCAAGCCCAACGGTTTGCGGATGTTCAGGCGCGGCAGCAGCCGCTCCCGAATCCTCCCGCCCCCGACGACTTCCAGAGCGCAGAGGCTTTTGCCGATGCGCTTGCCGAGCGTAAAGCTCAGGAGATCGTCGCGAGACGTGAGGCCGCCAGCCAGCAGGCGCAGCTTCTGTCGTCCTATCAGGAAAAGGAAGAGGGCGCGCGCGAACGGTACGACGACTTTGAACAAGTCGCCTACAATCCGGCGCTTCCTGTGACTGACGTGATGGCGCAGACCATACAATCTTCGGACAACGGCCCGGACATCATCTACCACCTGGGCTCCAATCCGAAAGAAGCAGCTCGTATCGCAGCTCTACCGCAATTCTTGCAGGCGAAGGAGATCGGAAAAATCGAGGCCAAGCTGGCCGCGACGCCCCCGGTCAAGAAAACGTCAACCGCCCCGGCCCCCATCAATCCGGTCGCGGCCCGCCAGAACGGTGCGCCTGCATACGACACGACAGACCCACGGTCGCTCAAGTCGATGTCAACAAGCGAGTGGATTGAAGCTGAACGGCAGCGCCAGATAAGGAAGGTCGAGGGCCAGCGCAACCGCTAGGCTTTGAGGCTCAACCATGTCTAATTCCCTTCTTACGATCGACATGATTACGAGGAAGTCCCTCGAAATCTTGGAAAATAACCTCGTACTTACGCGCAACGTCAACCGTCAGTACGACGATTCGTTCGCCAAGCAGGGCGCCAAGATCGGCACCACGCTTCGCATCCGCCTGCCCGACCGCGCGCTCGTCACCGACGGCGCCGCGCTCCAGGTGCAGGACGACAACGAGCAGTACACGACGCTCAACGTCTCCAGCCAAAAGCACATCGGCGTCAACTTCACGACGGCCGAGATGGCGCTGAGCCTGGACGACTTTGCCGATCGCGTGCTGAAGCCCCGCGTCTCGCAGCTTGCGTCGTCCATCGACGCGGACGTGGCGAACGTCTTCAAGTCTGTCTATAACTCGGTCGGCACGCCCGGCACCACGCCGGCGACTTCGCTTGTCCTGCTTCAGGGCCAGCAGAAGCTCAACGAGTCCGCGACGCCCATGAGCCCCCGCTACGCGACGGTCAATCCCGCCGCCAACGCCGGCCTCGTGGAAGGCATGAAGGGTCTGTTCCAGCCGACCGATGTTATCAGCCGCCAGTTCAAGAATGGCATGATGGGCACGGGAGTTCTCGGCTATGACGAGATCAACATGTCTCAGTCGATCAAGCAGTTCACGACCGGCTCTCGCGCCACCACCGGCACGGTCACGACGACCGTGGCGACCGAGGGCGCCAGCACGATCGCGCTCACGGGCACTGGCTCGCAGACTTTGGCCGTTGGTGACGTGTTCACCATCGCCAGCGTCTACGCCGTCAACCCGCAGACCCGTGAATCGACCGGCTCGCTTCAGCAGTTCGTCGTCACCGCAGCCAACACGGCTTCCGGCGGCTCGTACACGTCTGTGGCGATCAGCCCGTCGATCTACACCGCCGCTCACGCGCTGGCGACCGTGGACTCGTTCCCGCAAGCTACCGCCGTCGTCACGTTCCTTGGGGCGCTGTCCACGCAGTACCCGCAGAACCTGATCTACCACAAGGACGCCTTCACCTTCGCGACCGCCGACCTTCTGCTTCCGCAGGGTGTCGATATGGCCTCGCGCCAGGTGCACAACGGCATCTCGCTCCGCATCGTTCGTCAGTACGACATCAACAACGACCGGATGCCCTGCCGTATTGACGTGCTGTATGGCTACAGCGCGATCCGTCCGTCGATGGCCGTGCGCCTGTTCGGCTGACCCTGACCGGCCCCGGCTAACGCCGGGGCCACCACGCAATCATTCAGAAAGGCTACGAACATGGCTCTTCCCTCAATCGGTGGCGGTCGTCAGTTTGGCGATGGCAACCTCAACGAAGTCGTCCTCGGCACCCGCCCGGCCCCGGCCACGATGACATCCACGGCCTCCATCACGGCGGCGCAGATCACCACGGGCCTCATCCTCGGTTCGCCGGGTTCTTCCGCCGCGTCCTACACGCTGCCCACGGTGGTGCTTCTTGAAGCCTTGCTCGTCAACGCCAAGATCGGCTCGACGTTCGACTTCTCGGTCATCAACGTCGATGGCTCCGGTTCCGGCGTCATCACGATCGCGACGGCAACCGGCTGGACCATTGGATCGTCGGGCTCGCAGGGCCTGATGACCATCGACGCCGTCGCCGGCACGACGCAGATGTACCGCGCCCGCAAAACTGGCACGGCTGCGTGGGCGCTGTACCGCGTCGCGTAACCCCGATCGCCCCGTCGTAAGGCGGGGCGACTCCCCATTCCAGAGGATGTTCAGATGCCCAACACCAAGCCCGTAGGCGTCGCCTACTCCGACCCCGAGCTTGTCTCGGGCACGACCATCACGTCGGCTACGATCACGTCGGCTACGATCACGACGCCGACCATCGCAACGCCGACCATCACGACGCCCGCCATCACCGGCGGCACCGTCACCGGCTCGACCATCGACGCGACCGCCAAGGTCCTGTCGAATATCGCGACCGGCGTTAACGTCACCGAGATGGGCGCTACAATCGCTACGACCGGCAACGGCGACGTCTACTTCATCGCCCCGCAGGCCGGGACGCTGACGGCGGCGCGGTTCTCGGGCGTGGACGCGCTGGCGGCGAACGACAGCAACTACCTCACGTTCACGATCACGAACCTCGCCCTTACCGGCTCCGGTACGGCGGTGATGCTCGCCGCTACGGCCGTCAACACGACCAAGTCCACGGGCGGCACGGCGTTGACCGCCAATGCGCGGCGCACGCTGACGCTCTCGGCCACGGCGGGCGATCTGGTCGTCGCGGCGGGCGACCGTCTACTCTGCCGCGCTGCGGCGACCGGAACGCTCGCCAACACGGTGACGTTCCCGACGTGGCAGTTGATCTTCAGCGCACTCTAGCAGAAGGAGGGGGCCTCTGGCCCCCTTACTCCACATGGCAGTCATCTATCTGTGGCACCCCAAGCACGGGACCAAGGTCGCCTCGATGGAGGCGGAAGCGACTTACGACGAAGGCAACGGTTGGAAGCGGTACGACCCGAACGAGGCGCAGGCGGTCATCCCCGACCCGGAGGTCAACGTGCTGGCCTCGCTCGTCGTGGCCCCCGAACCGGAGCCTGAACCTGCGCCGGTTGCGCCTTTGCATCCTCTCGACCATGATGGCGATGGCCACCCCGGCGGGTCCATGCCCGGCCCGCGTCGCCGCCGCGCCCGTCAGGAGTAAGCCATGCCCGTCACCGCCCAGGACATCATCTACAAGTCGCTGCGGACGCTCGGCGTCCTGGCGTCTGGCGAGGCCCCCACGGCGGCGGAAGCGCAGGACGCGCTCTATCAGCTCAATTCGCTAATTGATTCGTTCTCGGCGGACCCGCAGTACTACTACTTCACCGACGACTTGACCGTCTCGCTGACGACCAAATCGACGTACGCGATGGGCAACGCCAGCGTGGCGATTAGCAGCCTGACGCGCTCGACGACCACGGCGACCGCCACCACGGCCAACCCGCACGGGCCCGTGACCGGCAAC